TTGCATTTCCAGTCGCAACCGAAACAATCGACTGACTGTTGAGAGAACCAAACTTTGTCACCCATTCCTTGAGAAACGAGACCGCTAACATAGACACGTTTTTCACCAGTTGTAGGATGTGTCCAGGCTTTGAGTGATACAGTCATGATGGTCTCCGGTTAGTTAGTATTGCTGTGTTGATGAATGTAAGTATAGCCCAATAATTAGGCTTTACAAGAAGTATTTGAATGAATGTTGAAAATAATTGGAGTTGATAATGAAGCAAGACAGCGAGAAGCCAAAGAAAGGCGAGAAGACAGCAAAGATCGCTGAGATTGGCATTGACCAAGTCTGCTATATGATCCAGCACGAAGACTTGTCTTATGCTGATATTGCCAATCGTCTCTATATATCAAAAACAACTCTTGTTGATTGGCTTTACGCAGACCCCGAACGTTCCGCGCGCGCGAAAGCAGCCTGCGTAGCCTCAGCAAAGCGCTGTGACGAGCTTGCATTGGAAGCCTTGCACAATATACCTGACGGAGCTGATAAAGCAGTTATAGCCCGACAACGCGAGATTGCTAGTCATTACCGCTGGAGAGCCAAGGTCAGGAACCCAATGGAGTATGGAGATCGTCAGCATATTGAACTAAACGATGTCACGCCAAAGAGCCAGGCCGAGGTTGATGCAGAATTGCTTAAGTTGGTAACAAAAGCCAAGAAAAAGTAATACCAATACTCAATATGGCATTTAACTGGTATTGCAATAAACACTGAAAAATGACATGTATCCACCGCGCCAATACAGCTTTTCTCAAAATATAGCCAAAAATAACAATACCAGTTATAAAGTATGCAAGATATAGACATATCAAGTATTGACCTGGAATCACTTGATGCCAATGAGCGCCGAAAGCTTCATGAGCTGCTTACTCTGCGCCAACAACTCAAAGACGAAAACAAACTAGCCGACTACAGGCCATATAAAAAACAACAAGAGTTCCACGCGGCTGGCGCTGCCCCAAATGTTAGGGAAAGATTATTAGTTGCTGGAAATCAACTTGGAAAAACTTACTCTGCGGCAATGGAATGCGCCATGCACATGACGGGCATTTACCCTGACTGGTGGCAAGGCACATGCTTTGATGCACCAGTGCAAGCATGGGCTGCATCGCTCACAAGCCAAGGAACACGTGATACTGTCCAGCGCTTATTGCTAGGTCAGCCTGGTGAGTGGGGGACTGGCGCGATACCGAAATCATGCATTGTCGATATCAAACGTGCGGCTCATGGCGTTGCCGATGCAGTCGAGACAATCATCGTCCGACACAAAGGCGGTGGTAATAGCTCAATTACGCTCAAGACATATGACCAAGGCCGCGAGCGTTGGCAAGGACAGACACTTGATTTTGTTTGGTTCGACGAGGAGCCGCCCGCTGATTTGTACTACGAGGGATTGACGCGGACTAATGCGACAAACGGTATTGTCTGGATGACATTTACACCGTTGCTTGGGATGTCGCTGATTGTTAAACGTTTCCTGATTGATAAAGCTCCTGGCACAAGCGTTACGACGATGACGATTGAAGATGCAGAGCATTACACGCCAGAGCAACGTGCGGCCATCATTGCAGCTTATCCAGCGCATGAGCGAGACGCCAGGGCAAACGGTGTACCGACAATGGGTAGTGGGCGTGTTTTCCCGGTCGTCGAAGAAGCTATCAAGATTGACCCTTTCAAAATACCTTATTACTGGCCGCGAATTTGCGGCATTGACTTTGGCTGGGATCATCCGTTTTCCGCTGCATGGCTGGCGCTTGATCCAGATACAGATACACTCTATGTGTATGACATTTTCAAGGTGCGCGAGAAAACACCAGCGGATCATGCCAATGTCATGCGAGCAAAAGGATTGTGGATACCGATTGCTTGGCCACACGATGGTTTGCAGCACGACAAAGGATCGGGCACGGAGCTAAAGACTTTGTACAAAGACCAAGGGCTGAACATGTTACCTGAAAAAGCAACTTGGAAAGATGGCGGCAATTCGGTCGAAAAAGGAATTATCGACATGCTGGAGCGTATGCAGACAGGGCGCTTTAAAGTGTTTTCGCATTTGGGGGAATGGTTTGAAGAGTTTAGACTTTATCACCGACAAGATTGCAAATTGGTCAAGGAAAATGACGATGCTATCAGTGCAACACGTTACGGGCTGATGATGTTGCGTTTTGCCAAGATTCAGGAAACTTATGAAAGTCAAGAAACATTCCCAGGACTCGGAACACTCGACCCAGTAGCAGGATGGTGATGGTAATGATAATCGAAACCGCAACTCAGCTAGACATGACCTACATCGGCTGGCAACAGGACTTTGAATCAGCCGAGTTTGCTTATTGGGCAGACAGTCGCGGCATCGAGGTTGAGTCAGGTCTGTTTCATGTAGCCGACATCGTCGACTTGCTCGATAAATACTATGCAGACACAAAGCAAAAACATTGATACAATATCGTCATTTAGCGACGAATTTAACTAATAAACGGTTAAGTTAATCCACAAAGGACAAAAATGAGCGGCACACCACAAACAGACGCACAGATACTTGACTCAAACGGTAACGTGCTGACTCAGCAGTATTATGATGCCACGCTAAAGAAATTTGCAGCGATGGGCGCTGTTCCAACCACGACAGCATCAACGGTCGGCATGGCTGCTCTCGGATTCACTCAGCAGATCACAGGTTATGGAACAGCGCGGGTATCTGGCGAGCCCGGGTCATTACTTAACGAGACATTCGAGACAACGCTAGACACAAATATGTGGCTGGCAACAGGCACAGTCCCGCCTACTGCGTCAGGTGGCGCTCTGGTACTCGGCGGCGGCACGACTAACAGCGCAACCAGTATTTTGACGAGTGTTCCTGTATTTACTCCTACGGCTGGATTCACGCTTGCAGGTTGCACCGTTCAATTTGATGCAGCAAAAGTAGCAACCCAAAATCAAAACATGACATTTGGTTTCGCCGTTGCCGCGTCCCCTACTGCATCAGCTCCGGTAGATAATGGGTATGTCTGGGAGCGAGACATCGGCGGTGATCTCAATTGCTGCGTGTTTGTATCTGGCACACGTTATTGTATCAATAGTACCAACTTGGCTAACATCACTGCGTCAGCAACAATACAAGCTGCATTTCCTGGCGCGACTGCTAGCCCTCTATCATTGACTGGCGCTGCTCTTGCGTGGCCTGCTGGTAATCAAACATTGCTCATTGCGCAACGTGGAGACTTTTGCTTTTGGTATTTGAACAGTTTTGATGTTCCTGTTGCAGTTAGTAGGTACATTGCACCTGCACAACAAGCATTGCCGATACGTATTGCCAAGATTAACGCCGCTGCCTCAGTCCTTGCGACTGTCAATACATTTAGCGCTCTATTGGTTGCAGATAGTGCAAGCCAAAATCAAACGCTCAGTGATTCGACATATCCATTCCGTAGACAAGTAGTAGCAGCTAACGGTGGTGCTTCGGTCACAAGCCCTGGAAAGCTGGCAAAAACCTATTCATGCTCGTTTAACGTTGCTCCCGCTGCATCTGCAACGGACATTGCTGTTATTAGTGGCAATGCGACAACAACAACATACGTGACTCGCGTCGTAATCAGCGCCACACAGACGACTGCGGGACTTGCCGATACATTGCTGATTAAGCGATCTACGGCTGACACAGGCGGCACATCCTCCGCCCCTGCAATCGTAGCTCATGATTCGACTGATGCGGCTGCAAGTTCAATTGTTCTTTCCTACTCGGTCAACCCTGGCGCTCTCGGAACAGCAGTCGGCACAATCAGGCGTGGATTCTTGCCTGTTGCTGGCGCAACAAGTGTTGTTAATCCTATCGTGGTGTTTGACTTTGGCGATAAGGGAAAAGAAATAGTATTGCGTGGCGTAGCTCAACAGTTAGCAGTCAATCTCAACGGCGTAACGCTAACGGGTGGTTCTTTTGACATCAACATAGAATGGTTTGAGGTCTAATAAATGATTGAAGCAAGCGCAGGAGTCATTTCAGCAGGCGAACCAAGTCCGCAAGACGAGGATATCGTCGATGAAAAAGAAATGGCTGCAATCGATGAAGACAAACTCCAAGAACTGGGGATGTCTTTGGCTGCGCGTCGCGACGAATGGGTAGCTGCTAAAAAAGCATCAGGGGTAGAGAAGCGCTGGATGGAAGACCTTGATCAA